ACTCTTTGCTGATTCTAAAGCTTGCGAAATATTCCTTTGCGCGAAATTCTCAGCTCGTCCTAGACGCCTATTCTGGGAAGTTTTTAGATCCTTCAATTCACCAGTTGCGTCTTTGACTTCCTTTCGGAGTACTTCTTTCTTCTTCTGCTGTTCCTCTACTTCACGATCTGCTAATTGCTTCTTTAGAGCAGCAACCAGTTTCTGATATTGTGAAGTCGTATCAGCATCTCTTGTCAACGTGATACCCAATTCCATTTGGCTAATTTGCACATCATCATAGGCATCCTTGACTCGTGCCAAACTATCCTTTAAGGACGCAGTATCACCAGTGAGAGCTTTATTGAGTTTGAATTTCGTTATGGTACCAAGGCCAGACTTCAATGTTTCAGTCGAGATATCCGTCTCGATCTTTAATTTGAGTTGTGTCTTGGCAAGCTTCACGAGCTCTTTCTTTAGAACTCCGAGCTGCTTGATCTCTCTGTCTCTTAAATTTAATTCTGCTGCGATAACATCAGTTGCCTTGAACTTGACTAATGCAATCTCTTTCTCTTTCTTAGCAATTGTTAATAGACCCTTCTGCCTAGCCATATTCGCTTTAGCGATACCCTTGGCACGGGCTAGGTCGGTCTCTTCAAGATTAGCAAGCTCAATGGCGCGACGATATTCTGCTTCAATCTTCGCTTTCTCTGTAGCTAGCTCCGTACGCGTCTCAACTGCTTTCTTATTATTCTCAGTAAGCTTCGCTTCAAACTTCAATTGCTCACTGAAGATAGAACGAATACGCTTTGAGAGGTAATCATACTGTTCTTTGTTACCAGCTTTAGCAGCAGCAACACGCCTTTTCTCTAGGCCCCTGAGAACTTCTTTGAATGCACCAATTTTATTCTTGCCTTCACGCTGACCAATCAACGCGTCAGTGATCGTATCATCTGAGCTTCGGATGATATCTCTACGTTGTTTCGTAACGCTTTCTAGGGCAGAAAGAGTCTGATTGTACTGCTTAGTTATCTCTTTTGCTGTGGCTCCAGCTTCAGCAAGAGTGAAGCTATAGTACTTCTTAACTTCATCCTGAGCTTCGTAGTAGTATTCCTTGAGACTTTCTAAATCATTCAGACGCCACTTACGCTGTATAACATAGAATTTCTCTAATACAAGAATCTGTGCGTCAATGCTATTCCCATAAGCTATTTTGGCATCTTCACCAGACTTATTGATATCAAATATGACTTTCTTACGATAATCAGATTCAGCTTTAGCTGCCTTCTCAGCCTGTTTCTCGATATAAGTATACGCGGCTGCAATGGCTATAGCTGCTCCCACAGCTATAAGCGTCGGTGCTCCACCTATAGCCGCTATTCCGGAAGCGCCCTTTGCTACGAGTGCTGCACGAGTTACAGCGTTCAAAGCCAGCACGGACCGTGCTGCGGCTGCAACTAATCCAAAAGCTAATGAGCGCGTGAGAAGCTTGATTGCAATGTCTGCGCCACCAACGGATTCCGCTACTGAAGTAAAGGTTGTAACGCCTGTTTGTGCTAGACTCTCATAATACAGCTTGACCTTCTGTGTCTGGATATTGGTACGTGTACCAATATTCTTAAGCATACCCATATAAGCTTGCTCGAAGGAACCAGAACTATTCCTGATCTGGTCTAGAGCGTCTGAGATTTCGGTCAAGCCACGCTCAGTAGTACCAAATAGTCCAGCGGATAGACCACGGATACGTGAAATCATCTTACCTAATTCGGTAGATGAACCACCTGTGGACTCGCGTAATTTCTCAAGGAATCCAACTAATCCGTGTATTTGGAGAGCTTCCTCACCGGAGGCAACACCGAGTTCATTAAAGAACTCTTTCATACGTTCAGTTGGCTTCAGTATCTTAACGATGATACCGCGCAATTGAGTCATGGTCTCTGTAGCTTTGAAACCAGTCTTACTCAAAGCTGCCATGAAAGCTAGCAATTCATCCATCTCAATATTCGTCTGCTTTGAAATCAAAGCGACTGAACCAAGTGTATTTGCTAGTTCCGAAGCACGGATACGACCCAATTCGATCGTTTTGAAGAGCTTCGCTGAGACTTTTTCAGCCTGCGTAACGTCCAAATTGTATGAATTCAGGGCCGAGGAAAGAAGATTTACAGCATTCTCATTGCTTGTAGCTGCCGTGATAGCGAACTTATTCGCTGCGGCGAGGAAATGTAGATCATCAGCGGTCTTGACTACTTGATTCGATAACGCTTGGTATGTTGCTTCAAGCTGATCACGAGTAGTAGTACCAAATGTAGCTGATAATTCTCGGGCACCTTGGAGCCAATCGGCATCAGCTAGTGGAATATCTTGTGAGATGGTTTTTATCTCACCGACTGCAATAGCAATATTCTTGTATTCCACAGCAGCTTCACGGATCGAACTAACACTAGACGCAATAGCTCTATGCGCCAACTGCACGCCGACTAGGCGTAAAGCTGATGCATAATTGATTGTGAAAGCTGTGAGTTTTTTCTGATTAGTAGCCGCCTTTGTTACGACTGTAGACTGCATATCCCAACCCTTAATAGCCTTCTTCTGCGTTACGACTACTTTATTCCCAGCCTTATCCATTGACACCAGTGTGCGTGTCATAGTGTTACTAGCATCAGTAACAGTCTTTGTTACTTTAGCAGTCTTTTCTAAATCCTTATTGTATTGTTTGAATTCATTCGAGGCACGACGCACTTCTTTTACGACGTCGTTTGCTTCTGCTTCTAAATATAGTACATCAGTCGGCATCGAATATGTTTCCTTCAGCTATCCAATTGAGCAGAGCTTTCAGTTTTATAGTATCCTTCAGTTCCTTTCTCCAAGTCTTGAGGAAGGCGGCTTTAGCTCGTTCAATGGTTTTCCAATTGCTTTTGGTCTCATGATAATCATATTGATATACTACTATTTCAAACTTAAATTTCATACGCAAGTCGCCTTCATTCCCAAAAGAAATTAAATGTTTCTTCTGAGATATCGCCTGCTGACCCAACCTCTTACCATGCGCAGCACTCCTAAATTGATCATCGTGCCATTGCCCATCACCTACATAGTGTTTTCCACCATAACCCTTCCTAGCGTGACTATTCTGCGAGGCCATAATCTGACCTTCTAGCTGTGTGGCGTACCTTACCTTCGCTGCCAAGGGTAGAGCAGACGAAGCAGACATGGCAGTATCGATATGGTCCCCTGCTGCCATTACTCCAACCAGTACACGTAGGAATTCCCGCGTGGACTTGCGCCATGCGGTGGCTGCTCGCTTCAGTACATACTGTTTCAGCTTCTGTACATCTGGAGGCTTACGTGTACGTATCGAAGTCTTCTTACCCCGGCGTACTCTGTGTATTCCTACTCTCACGTTGTACTTCCTCAACTTGGCGGACCATTTCGAAGGCTAGTAATTGCTCGATTGCCCAAGAATCACATTGTGACCACTCAGACTTTATCCCCGGTGGTAACACTCCCATCCGTTCACAGGCACGATAGATAGTGTAGTCTATCGTCCTGTAATCCGGCAGGACAGTTTCCTTTACTCCACTGGGGCTCCAGCTAAAAAATTCTTCGTAGCCTCTTCGATACGCTCAGGATTCCATCCTTGAGCATCAGCTACCAGCTGACTGATTCTGATGATATATGAGTTAGGCAACCCAGTATTCTCAAGGTCTGTGGACCAATTGGCCCATGTGGATGGATCTTCCATGTCTACTGTATCCCACTCCAGACTTTCTGTAGCTCTCAAAGACTCAATATAAATCCAAGCCATACGAGTCAAGTGGTAGGCTTCGATTTTTTCTTGATACTTCTTGTCCTTGAAATCAGGCACTTCCGGCTGAGGCTTATCATTGATAACTTTGGAGATCATCGGAGGCTTGGGCTCAGGAAGCAACTCGTCAAGCTTCTTCAATTCATCAGCTGGAATATACTGGGCCTTGATTACAAGTTTTGTTCCATTGAAGGGCAAAACCACTATTTCAGGTTGTGGCTGACTGACTGTGATACCATTAATCTGCATATTGTTACCTCAAAATGTGTACGCTACCGCCATAGCTGACACGTTAGGTTTTCGCTGTACGGGTTATTGTTGGACGAACAATGTTACATCGACCAGATGCACTGACTTGTGCTCCACCAATATCCGGGTTGACGCTTTCGACACGGAAGTCAGAGAACAAGTATGTCTCATTGTCTCCTGTCGTACAATTCGTCACGTTTTCAATCTCGATGTCAACCGAGTACGGTCTGCAAATGTCGGTATCCGAAGATACCCACGATGATGCATTGCCGATGTTATGCAATGCTTCATATACAGACGGTGTGGTTGCTCCAGAAGCTGACTTCAAATAGTCAAACTTGAACTGGAAATCCACAGACACAGGCTGCTCATCGCCTTCAACAACATCATCAAGCACTCCACGGTCGGGAAGATACTCATACTCGATATTCTCGGTCCAAGTCAAGTTGCCTTGACCAATTCCGATCTCTACCTCGTTGGGAGTACTACTACCGTCTTTAAGCGTGATGGTGGTGTTACGGAGATCAATTCTTGCCATCTCTTATAACTCCATCATTAATTCGGCTTCGATGCTTCTCTGATGTATAGCTGTTTGGGTGTCATTCACGCCCTGATCCTTACCAGACCAATCCCGAGTGGTCGGAGCATCTGAGACAAGACATCCTAACTGATCGCTAACATCTCCATTGCGGTATATTGGTATAGCCCGAAGCAAACCGATGGCGATACCAACTGCGTCCGCAGACTCGTAGAGGCCAGCTGTGACCTTATATTCCACGAGCACCATAATATTGAGGAAAATTCTGTAATCATCCTTTGCTACTTCTCGTACTTTTGGTCCGTCAAGCAGTACCTCAACATACTTGTCATTACTACTGAAGTTAGCAGGCTCACTGCCGAACTTCACCAGAATACCTCGTGCTTGGAAGCCTGACGTCATGTGATAGGTTACACTGGCTTCAATCCAACGTATCCAATTTTCATTATATGTCATGCTTTCCTCCTAAAGACGAGAAGGTAACCTTGCCCACTCAATAAGTCTAGCGGCAAGGACGCAACCTCCATATCGACTGAATCGATCGCAACAATCATCCCGATTGATATTGTTGCACCCCGAAGCTGACGACCATCCACGATCGCCAACCTTGTTCCACTCGTGATCAAACCATGGTTAGCCTGTACTACAGACCCCAAGAGATTGATCAAACTTGCATCAAGAACCTCAGGCAACACAATAGCGTTGCGAATAGTCTTCACCACCGTATCAACTTCTGTCCGTTCACCAGACAAATAGTTGGTGGTCACATCGCGCATCTTAAGCGTAGCTTTAGATCCATAATGTGTACGCAGCGTATATAACGCATCCCGTATTAGACTATTTTTTATTTTCATGGGGTATCATGCACGGTCGTTGTGTTAACGACGACGTTAGCTCTTGATTAGTTCGTATTGAATCTCGGACCAAATCCTCAAGAACGTTTTTATAACGATCTTCGAGTTTGACTATTCTGGCCGACATTTCCCGTCGACTTTTTAGCATGTCGTATAATAGTACGATTGCTATAGCTATCGCAAATCCCTTCTCGTATAACTCGGGCGGCATATTCTACCTCCGTTAAGTGGCCCACCCTAAGGTGGGCCACCCGCTACTATGGCGGTAACGTAAGTCTTAGCTCATGACGAGCGTACCGAGATTCTCATCGAGAATAGCGATACCACAGAGTAGGTCTACCGTAACAACGGTGCCTTGCTTCTTGTAGTCATAAGCCATGGTTATGCGGAGGACGAGACCACTTCCGGTCTCGATGCCATTTTCGTCAACTTCACCATCGCCCGTGGAGGCGATAGCACCGATAGCACCAGTGCCTTCCGGCGGGAGCTGCATCGGGTGACTGACGAATGCGACTGCGTCGCGATGGAATGCGAAGCCAAACTGACCGGCAGGACCGGGAGCGGCAACCGCATTGTTCAGTGCTGCTGCATCCAGACCACGAGAGAGCTTATAACTCGTCGTGGTAGGAGTACCAACAGTACCGTACGGGTAACCAGTGGCATTAACGGACAGGAGTTGTCCGCGCTTCGCTGCGATAGCATACCCGTCAACCGTCAAGGCCTTCGTGTAATCAGCATCGTAGCCACCAGTGAGATTCACAGCACCAGGAGTGTAGACAGTGATGACAGCGTCATCAGCTACAGCAGTGGTGAGAGCGATCTCAAGTGTGATCGTGGTCGGAGTTGCACCACCAACAGTGGAAACAACACGACGTGGGCGAGCATCGCCAGCAATCGTGAGCCACGAACCAGCGACGATGGCGGCTGTGAAGCCGTCGACCGTGATAGCCGTGTCACCAACCGCTTGACCAGCACCGTTATCCACAGCGCCAGTTACGATGGTGTTACCAGTTGGTACTGCTCGCATATTCTGAGACATGACATTCCACAGGCCATACTTCTGGCCGAGCGAACCCATGCGCAGTGCGGAACCATCGTCACCGACGGTATTAGCGTCCATGAACTGGGTTTCGTCCTGCAGGTCTGCCTGCTGCTGAGGAGTCATGACGAAGTAACGTTCCATGTCAAGAGGAGCGTTATTCTCATTCAACGCGAGGTTGATGTTGATCAGACTGGTTTTGGTGAGCGACGTACCGATGTTGCCAACCATGTTCTTGTAGAAGTAATACTTACTTCCAGCGATGATCTCGTCGATCTCGTTCGCGACCTTCTGGATAGTCGGCGCGAGGTATTTGGTGCGCAGGTCCCAGAAGGACTTGCTCTGCTCGCTGTCGCGGATGATGAACGAGTCGTAGATGTGGAAGTTGAGCTTGACGGGCACACGCTCAACAGCGACATCGTCGACTGTAATTTCATCATTCACAGCTTTACGGCGGGGCTCATTCGCAGTGGGGCGGAAAGCGTAGACTTGCTCGCCGTTGTCCTTGAGCTCGGTGGAGAACTGCTGGTTGACCAAAGGCAACATAACAGTGTTTTCTTCCAGGACCAACAGCGACTCTTGTGCCCACTTGGTGGGGTTAAGCCGACTGATATCCTGAATGAACGTATTGAAGAAACAAAACAATTTCACTTGCTTCACTTGATGAGTCCTCTTTTTCTTTTACTATGTTCACGCCATTTTTTGGGGTCTTTGGCGAGTTCTTCTTCGGAGGGTTCACCTCCAGTTCCCCCAGTACCACCTGAACCACTGAACCCACTTTTGAGTGCAGACTTGAACAGGTTAAAATACCGAGGCTGCTGAGACATATGCTCAATTGCTTTTGATACTTCCAACTTCAGAACGATGCTCTTCCCGTCGACATCCTTGTCTGGAATAGACGTGATAACATCATAGACTTTTGTACCGTCTGGTCCATCTTTCTCAACCAATTCTGTTGAGTTAGCCATCATAGACACCATTTGCTCGGGACTCACGGCGTCATTGACTGCGGAAGCATCCGTAATACCACGCATGATTCGCTCTTTATGGTACAAGTTCGACCAATAATCCCGCTCGGAAGTGAGTGCATTGGCTTCTTTGTCTTTTGTAGCGGAGATCTTTTGTTTCTCGCGCTTCGCAAGCTCCTCAGTTGTTAAAAGTTTTTCTTCCAGTTCCTTGACTCGTGCATCGTGAGCTTTACTCTCGTCTGCACTCAACGAGGAGCGGGTCTTAAGTAGATCCATCTCCTGCATTAGGCTCTTGTTTGTCTCTTCTGTTTCTTTGGCTTTAGAATCTAAAGCCTCATTGATCTTCTTCTGAAGATCCTCTTTGGTCAGAGACAACATTGCTGGTTTGGCCGCTGCTGTAGCTGCTGCTGCCGCCGCCGTTTTAGCCGCTGCTGCTTTAGCCTCTTCGGCTGCCACAACATCTGCTTTAGCTGCTTCTGCGGCTGCTGCTGTTGCAGTCGCCGTCGGATCTTCTTCATACGTGTTGTAGAAGAGTGGGAGACCACATACGGTCTGGATGGAACGGATCATACTATACCTTCGACAGTTGAATTGTGTCGCTAATAGCGACATAGGGTGTTAGATATTTCCAAGCGATCGCGCTCGGAACACCGTAGGCCCGCCATAGAGCGTGTGAACCATAGGTGGTTTTAATACTGGTAAATTGGGTGGACTTGATCTCAAGCTGACGCAGCTCAGACTCTGGGTCGATCTCATCCAGTATAGAATAAGCTATTTCAGCTTCAGCAATCGTGATAGCGGCTGGCGTAGTAGTTGCACCATCACGAGGAAACTGGTTCGCTTGACCGCTACTGGTTCTGTAGCCCTTGAGAGGCAATTGTTCAATGATGTTGTATGCCATGTTCAGCGCAACTGTTTGCTGCGCTGGTTCAGCTTCTGTCCATGCATCGGTGTAGAGCTTGTTGGCTGTAAAATAGGTCAGAGCCTCAGCTACTGTGTTATAGCTCATGCTTTACCTCTCACTTTTTTATCACCATCAGTCGAGATCGTGGCCGATTGGCTCACAGTCTTCTCTACTTTGGAGCTGCTTTCTCCGGGATTCATATCAGCTTCAAGATCCTTTACGCCTCGTGCTGCGCCCTCTGGGTCGCTGGCTTCGCTAGCTACTCTTTTCTGAGCTAGCAGTGTTGCTGCAGCACGTTCGATGCGTTGCAGACCAGCCTTCTTAGCTTCACCTTCAGGGTAGCCACGAATCTTTGAGGCTTCAGTGGTCGTAACCAAACCGGCTTCAACATCATCAATGAGACTCTCAGGATCAACGAACAATATGTTCGATTCCTGTATTTCAGTTAGCATCTCAGATATCTTTTCGTAATCTACACCTGTCGAGAATAGTAGATTCACGATCTTCTTCTGCATCTCACGCTGGAAAGTCTTACTTGGGCTGGCTTTCAAGATGACGAGTAGTTGCTCAGCTTCTTTGATTCTTTCTTCTGGTGTCTTGAGCGTGTAATCTTCTGGATAATGTATACTACCCGCTTTGGTGCCCATGTAGTAGGACCACATACGCGTAATGAAACGTTCGAGCTTCTCCAGCTCGTCACCAATAGCTTTGAGGCCATAATTGAGGCCACGGTCATTCGCGGCTGCGTGGGTATTTGTGACACCACCGAGGCCCAGATGCAACAATGTACGCATCTCGTCACGGATTGAAGTCTGCTTCGACATCGAGGCTTTAAGCGGCTCGGGTGAAGGATGTATGAATTCTGGTGCATCCATACCCTTGGAATACCTGCGACCACGTGTCGGACCAACATCAACATTTTTTACAAGAGTAGTTAATTCTTCGTTCTCACGCCTCTCGTCTTCAGCGACAGAATTAGTAGGCAGATTGTCTAAAGCGTCTGTAGCTGGATCATACTGCTCAATGTAGAATGGGAAATTACTTTCCATGCAGTAATGATTGTCTGATGACGCAAGATTGAGTAGTGTATTCTGTTGCGCTGCGATATCATGCAAAAGTGACTGACTAATTTCTGCCCTGTAGAAAGGTATTTCAGGCAGATCGATCAGCTTATTACTCAATTCGTCACTATTCTGGTCATAAATTGTTTCAACGACACCACCATCAGTCAGCTGCAAGTGTCTGTACTTCTTGATCCTACCAGAGGTAAGGCCGAACTGCTCGATATCTTCTTCAAAATAGAGTAAGACGGATTTGAGGATCTTATCCTCCTCTTTCCAAGCCAGGATGTCCTCTCTGCGGTAGATGTAGCAGTAAGGGTGTAAGGTTGTCGGAACATCGGCTTTAGTGGCTGACTGCGGGAGAGTAGGCATGTCCACGAAGACGCCGACGTATTTCAGGTAGAGCATCTCATCGAGAACATTATTCCCGATGAACTGATTCATGGATGAACCGTCGTTATCCACTCCGCCATTTTCGCCATCAATGGCTCTGATGTAGCTGGTGTCTGATGTCTCACGTTTGACGTCGGGGAGGCGATTGGTAACAGACAAACTAATCTCGCCTACATACGCTTTCGCGTAAGCAGGAGAATAGGCCAGATTCCGGCGTCGTATGTACGCAGAAGCACCTTCACGTAGAGAATACTTGAATAGATACTTATCAATGTATTCATCATTATTCTCCATGATCCTGCGATACAAGGCTACCTTGTCATCAGCGTACTCAGGGTGTCTGACTTTGATTATTTTAGTCGGTTTCAATGGACTCACTCCTGCCAAGACCCATAGATAGGGCGAAAGCTATTTCGTTATAATTCCTACAATGTGCATAATGGTCAGGCTTCTCATTGAGATAACGCCCGACCGGGTTGCCATCCTTGTCAATCTGATAGACACGAACTGGAGACTGAAGATTGTCTAAGTATTCCTGAGGCGTATCCACTGGGAGGATTATATCCTGCCGTTTGAATCGTCCGAGGCTCAGGTCGAGCCAAGAGGTGCGGTCAAGAGAAACAAACACGTCACGCTTCAGAATCACAGAACCTGTCATAGCGTTAGCGTAATTACATAACCAGACTCGTGCAGGATAACGATTACGAAATTCGATAGCCTTACGACGCTCAGGGTCTTTGTCGATGACGCACATGTTGACTCTGTACTGATCCATCAGACCATCAAGTTCTTCGAAGTCTTTAACTTTACACGCTTTGACCAATGTTGGCTTGCTTCTGAGGTTCACGTCGTTGACGTTTTTACCATTAGATGCACCGTTGCCAACTGACCACTCATTAATCTCAACGTTGAGCCATGTTCCTACATCAACGCCCATCGTTACGTGGCGATCAGCCCGCAGGGATGATAGCATATGAAAATTGTCATGCGTCATGCACGCACGGAGCGTAGGTTCGTCGAGCTTCGCTCCTTCGATCAGGACAGGTTCACCTCGCTGACTATTGTAGTATTCCTGCTTGTCTGTTGGTGACAGGAAGGATTCCATGTAGGCTACAGCCATCTCCCATGGAGCCATGGCGTAGGAGTAAAATTGTGGAATAGTGTACCCTTCAGTCATACGATTCTTATATTCCGGGACCCATTCGCAATTTGCCTGCGTCACATATTCTGACTTATGGGGTAGCGTCGCTCCGCAACGTATGCAAGCGTAGTAGCTGTTCTTGATCTTCGGGTCGTCCTTGTCATCGGCTGTGATCTTCAAATGGTCCTGACACATTATTTCTGACCGGCCGCAGCTTGGGCACTTAAAAGCGTATTGACACATAGTACTAGACTGGTAGACCAAGTCGATACCATGTCCTGGAATAGTCGGAGTACTGATCTCAAATACTGTCTTCTCTAATTGGCCTGTGGTTCTTTGCTTGGCGAGTTTCACCATGTCTTTGGCTATCTCGTCTTGCTCATCAATGACCACACGGGCAGTAGGTGCTGACTTCAACTGGGAGCGGCTACGGCCGCTCCTGATGTAGAGGCAGGCTATTCCAGCCCTCTTGAGTCCGAGGTTCTTCGTGTCGGAGAAGAGACCCTTGAGATGTGGGCTCATCTCAAGGGCCGGGTCGAACCTTGTCGAGGAAAAATCTACTGCGTCGGGTCGTACGGTCGGAAGAACATACATGACACTTTCTTGCAGAATATCTATGGCATAAAAGGATCGATTAATCGCCACTTCGGTGTAGCCCATCTGTGCAGCTTTACGACCACAAATGTGGTGGCAATTTGATTCGTGTAATGCTCGTGACCATGGGTGCTCATCGAAAGACCAAAAATTGGGTAACTGTGTCAGATGGTCAATTGACATGACCCTGTACTTCTCCGCCCAGTCAGCCGAATTGGTGATAGCAGAGCGTGTCAGGCCATCATTTATTTGGGCTTTGACTGCTTGGAGCATCTTATTCATCGTCTTATTCCTCGTCTTCAATGGCGAGTGACTCAACTGAGTCGACTATTTGAGCCGCGATAAGACGTTGGACCTCAGGATCTGTGACGTGTGTGCTGACAATGCGGATAACATCCTGGGCGAAATTGATTAGTTGATCTTTGCCTAACAGGTGGCCAGTCTTCATCTCGACCTTTTGACAGGACTCAACGGTTCGTTGAATTGTCGTGATGAGACTCACTATTCTGGGATGCTGAATCACGATCTCAGTTGCGCTCTTGCATTGATTGAGTGTTTCCTCCAAGGTGATACGTGCGATAGATACTTCTTCACGTAGGGAGAGGATCGCATCAGATGACATCTTCTCAGTGAGCCGGCCTTTCAGAACTGTGAGACGGTAGTTACGTATTTTGACTTTTTCTTGTGCAGAAGCTGAGACTCCGTGCTTGGGGCAGTACGAAGTACCTGGTACTTGCTTCAATAGGCACGGATTATTCTGGCCATCAAAGGCTATACACTGCTCAGCCTCATTCTGTGCCCGTTCCATTTTATATTGCATATGTGAGTATTCCGTGGAATAGTTGATGTAAAGAGTATTTGGAGCTACGGAGGAATAATCCTCTGTGGTCCTTATTATAATATACACTGGATTACCAGTATTGTCAAGAGAAGAATGAGATTATTTTTGTACAAAAAAAATCCCCACATCTATTCCGACAAATAGATGGATACATCCATTTGAACGGGTACAGATATGGGAACTTTTTACTAGCAGAATCATGGTCATGAATCATGATCATGATCATGATCATGATCATGGTTCATGATTCATGATTCATGATTCTTAGCATATATGGTCCTTAGCATATATGGTTCTTAGCATATATGGTTCATGGTTCTTAGACTATATGATTCATGGTTCATGGTTCATGGTTCTTAGACTATAT